TTGAACCCGATACGTGGCTGGAAGTCGTTCTCACCAACTGCACGTACCATCTGAAGAGGTACGTAAGGGCAATAGAACACACCTGAGTCATAAGGATTTGTACCCTTATAACCTACAGTTACGTAATCACCAACCGCATATGGGTCAATGTATACACGTGTACGACCATTCAGTACACCTGCGAAGGTGTTACCAGTATCGTCTACCTGAAGGTTAGTAGAAAGAGCAGGTGAATAATCAAGCATACCAGCAGCTGCAAGAGCAGTAGCAACGTCTGAAGAACAGATTACTACGTTACCCTTACCACGACGAGTTTCTTTAGCGATTACGTTACACTCACGCTCGATTTGTACCAACATACCCTTGAACTTCTCAACTGACCAACGACCATCAGCGTCCGTAGACAAATCGAAGATACCACGAGTAGTCATGTTAGACTGAAGAGCACCAATCTTAGCTTGAGAGTTGATAGTACGAACAACTTCACGATTGATTTCAGCAAGAATTTCTGTAGACAGAATGTTAGCAAGTTCTGTCTCAGCGTCAAGACCATGAATAGCCTTGAGGTCTTGAGCGAGTTCAAGCGTATATTCTGCTTTCAGAGCACGTGATACCGCAGTAACCGTTGCCTTCTCGATGGTGAAACCCATTTCGTTAAACTGTTGACCAGTACCGAGGCCTTCAGCAGTTGCTGTAGACATACCACGGTTAACAACAGGTACGTATGTTGAACCAGAATCGTTGATACCACTGTCAACGTTAGTGTCAGTAGCACCTTCCAAACCTGAAACACCACGTGCACCAGGCTGGTCACCGCCAGCTGAGTCACCTGAGTAAGCAGTGATTGCTTCTGAGAACAACGCTTCGTCATCAGCAGTTACTTCGTTAGCAGAAGTCTTATAACGAGACTTCATGGCGAAGATAAGACCAGTAGGACCAGTCATAGGTTGAACGCCACAAACGTCATATGCCATCAAGTTAGGCATAGCACGACGAACGAGTGCGATAAGGATGGGGTCCCAGTTTGCACCGCTTGAACCAGCAGCAGTGGTCACAGAAGCGTTAGTGTTTACTTCGTTCAGTTGAGCTTGTTCTGCGAAGGCCTTCTCTTGGTTTTCCAAGATAGCAGCAGTTACAGCACGACGATGAGAATCTTTGATCTCACCCGCTGACTCTTCATTCAGAACTGGAGCCCACTTCTCAACGAGTCTATCGTAAGAAATTTGCATTTATATACTCCTTAAATGTTTACTTTTTAGTTCTTTTGATTGCATTGAGATACATATCCATAGTTGAACCAGATTCAACTGTAGTCTCAGCATCCCAATCTTCTTCGATTACTTCTTCGGTTGAAGTTACTTCTTTCTTGAAGTAAGACTCTTTCACAGTTTTAACTTTTTCTGCGAATGACTCTTCATCTTCAAAGTCGAGAGAAGAAACCAAAGAACGTAATTTTTCTACTTGCGTGTCAGCAAGATCACGAGCACTTTCACGGATAACCGTTTCACGCTGGTACTCTTCCAGTTTTTCACGCATTTCTAATACTGAACCAGTTTGTGAGTTGAGTTTTTCTTCCAACTCTTCTACTGATGCAGCGAGTTCGTCAACAAGGTCTACTTTAGACTCGGGTACTTCGATATAAGATTCAACGAACAACTCTTTCAAGTTATTCATAAAACCTTCAGCAATCTCAGTACGGAGACCAGACTCGACAGCGAGTTTGTTCTCTTCCATCCAAGTTTCAACCACATAGTTGAGGTAGTTATCAACCTTCTCAACAAGATCATCACGTGTTGCGTTCAGTTCTTCGTCAAGACGAGATTGATATTCATCTTCCAAACGTTCTACTTCTTCAGTAAGTTTGGAACGAATAGCAGTTTCGAAGATTATAGCAGTTTTCGCTTTGAATTCATCTGACAATGTTGCTTCTGATTCAACTAATGCCTTCAGTTCGTCTGTGACAGAAAATTCTGGCAATTCAATCGCTTCGCCTTCTTCTTCTGACATTTCAGTTTCTTCTTGCATTTTACTGTACATAGCTTGAAGTTCATGCTTTTTCATAGCGTGCATCTTGCCGTACATTGCGTTGATCATACCTGCCTTCGTCTTCGGAGCAGCAGCTTGCTTAGTAGCATTGCCTGCCTTGTCTACTGAATCTACTGAGTCTTTCTCAGCACTTTCAGGATCGTGACCTTTCGCTTCCTCGATTTGGTCCTCAGACGCCTCAGGAAATTCAACATCATCAATCATGTTCTCTTGATCAGACATGTTTTACTCCTTAAAGTTTGTTTTGAGTAACGAGAGGAAATTTTTAAACTCACGAACCTGAGTCTCGTAGAGACCAGTACGTGGAGCCTTTTTAATTTCTGTCTCCATTTTTTCAATTTCTTGAGGTTGAATGACACCATTGTTCCACACCCAATCAACACCTTCCATGATGCCGTTAACAAACGCACCAGGAGCTGAAGGGTCTTGGACAATATCTACTGTGTTTAAAAGAAAATCTTCTTTCACGTACATTGTACCATTTCTATTTTCAAGACTACCCATACCACGAGTTGAAACACCTAATTTAACTCCCCCATCGAGTAGACCTTTAACAATCTGACCATTAGGAGTATCAAGAATAGATGCTTTTCCTACCACATTATTACCTTCCCATTGAAGGTCTGTAATGAGGTGAGAAACTTTATCAAGGTTAACAGTTGGACCTTCAGGGTGGTTTAATTCACCCACAGACCTTTTTTGTTTAACCTGTTCATTAACGTACTTGTTTACCGCATTTTCCATAATCGCTTTGGGGTAAACACGTCCGTTTCGATTCTTTTGTTCTGCTTGTGCGAACACGCCTTCAATTACATAAGATTTACCACCGCCCTCTTTTGCTTCAGTGACGACAATTAAATCTTGTTCTACATATTCGGCAATAAGTTTCATTGATTACATTTCCTTTGCAAACGTAACACCCATCTTCTCAGCTTCTTTCTGAGAACGATAGGTGTCTAATTTTTCGCCGTCAATATAAACGGTGAAACCTTTAGTGTCTTTGTGCACCATAACATGCACCTTGCCAACCTTCTTATCGAACACATGATCGCCCGGCGGCATTTTTTTCTTAGAGGCTTCTCTAATTTCTTTAAAATTTTTCATAACTATTATTTATAAAAAATTAATTTTCTAATTCTTCTTCTGTTTCTAAATACTCTTCTTCATCCGTCTCAGCAGATGTTTCAAGAGCATCTAGTTCCGCCTCGAACTCGTCATCACTAATGTCAGTATCAAATTCTTCTTCTTCTTCCGTTTCGGCAGTTTCGGGTTCATTGTTAAATACTGATTGTGCTAGAGAAACCTTACGTTGGTCTAGTGCGGTACTCAAACGGTCACCAATCAAATCGTTAAAAGACTTTTCTGCATCCAAGTGATTCTCTTTTTCGATAGCTGCCAGTAAATCCGCAATACGATTGTTCGGTTCAATCGGATCTGCTTCTACTTGTGCTATCACTATATTATCATCTGCCATAATTCAAACTCCTATTTCAGTGCCAAAAATTCACCCTTCTTCAGGGTCTTATCAACTTCAGTATCTATGTCTTTTACTAACTGTCCATATGTACTAACTCCAGTATTGGGTGTAGTAGACCTGGCCCAAACATTCGCTGCAATAGCTTCATAATCTGCTTGCGTTATCGATGTGGATGCCACTAATTGGTCAACCAAGTTCGAACGTGTTAAGTTCACTGACACACCTTCCGCAAACAGAAACGGATTGCCACCCGATTCTCTTGTATAAATGTTACCGTTCACTGTAAGAATGTATGGTTGAGTACTGGCAAGCGGTTGTATTCTCCATCCGTTTTCTAAGAAGAATGTCGAACCAACATTCAACGTATCGTTCAATGGTTCACCACCAATCGCACTAATTGCTTCTTTTTGCCAAGAAGGTAGTGGATATTCAGGTGAACTCAACACCCATTCTTTCCATGCAGAATAAATGTCGATCTTTACATCAAGTTCTCTTACACCTTCATTTACATATATGATTTTTTCATACGCATCAAACGTAACTTTTTGATTGGGAAACTGATTCGGGTCCCATTGCCACCATGTGCCGTAGTTGAACGTAACAGTGGACATTACTGATTACGTTCTTTCCACGTTAAAGAAATCTGTATTGTTTCTCCACTAGCTTTGGTAAATGTGTCGCCGCCTAATGGTCTCCACATAAACGTCCAAGGTGGAGCAACAGGTGGTGAACCCGTGATACTTCCAGCAGTAGGCGATGCCGCACTTCCTGTCCCTTCTGATCCTGTAACCCATGCGCTACCATCAACAGCATTAACAATCGTTCTCAAATCATATGGAAATGCATAGTTCTTAGTAACAGAAGCGACGTTGCCAAGATTAGGTGCAGCACCAGCAGAATCACCGACTGACAAAATTCCAGAAGTCAAACCAACATTTAACGCAGCATTATTTCTTCCATCTACTTTAATGTTTGCTGTTCCCACACCCGTTGAATCAAAATCAAATATTCTTGCTGAACCAGCACCGCTGACGAACAGAGTGCTTGCAATTGGGAAATCAGCAGCAGCACTCGGAGTAGTTAAACCCGTTGCTTGAATTGTTCGCATTGCTCTATCAGAGTCAATAAGATCTTCGGATGTATACAATGCCGCTCGTGATCCATCATCAATGCTTAGATAATAGGTATTTCCGTTCAATGAATTTGGACCATTTTGCGTCAATCCGCTGACTGTTATTGGCGTTCTATCATTAAATAAATGAATTTGTTGAGTGCCGTAAATTGGATTGTATCCAACACGAATTCCTACCTTACCA